CTCTATTTAGTCAAGAGTTTTGTAACATTTGATACAGTTACAAAAAACCTTCACGCGAGAAAATTTTGCCGGATTTTTTCTCGACCAAAAATGGATTTAAAAGTCAATTTTGGTTTTGGGTTCCTTCCTCTACCAGTTTAGTTACATAAGTTTCAGTGCCATCCATAACTTTAACATCATAAATGGGAGACTTCATATACTTCTTAATCTTCTTATACTTTTTTAGAAGTTTATCAACTTCATCTTGATTAATTTCAAGTTTAAGTTCTACCTTTTTCTTACTACCAAATCCTTCACTCATTTTTTTTTCTTGTCGTCTGGTGCCTTGTATCCCCAAAGTTTTGGGTTGATTCTTCCTTCTGTTTGAGTAATGTTAATCAAATCTTTTCTGTACTTGTCCCAATACTCATCAAAAATATCTACTCTCTTTTGACAAGATACGATGTCAAAATGTGTTGCTCCATCTTGAAGATACTCAACAAGATAAGCGTTACTTGGAAGTGATCTGTCTTGAGAATTACTTGGATCACAATCAGAATGAATTATTCTAATTCCCTTTGACATTAAATCAGTTCTCCCACCTAATGTCGGGGTATGCTTCTTTCACATGATCGAAGGTGATGTTATAAACATCAGTAAGTGCCTTATCTTTTGTGAGGATTAGAATCTCTGCTTCTTTTGGATGAAGTCCTTGAAGAATGTTGATAAACATCGTCTCACGACGAATGGATGAAAGGGAACGATTCCCATAAACATTTCCCTTTCTCACAAAATTAACAAGTTTTTTAAATTCTCTTCTCAAAGAGGTTTTACCTGTCTTCATGTCTTCTTCAGCACCATTGTAAGAAATAGAACGATCTCCAGTCAATTGACTATTCACATTTGCACTGAGAGTTCCACCAACAGCAGTCATCTCACGAATGTCTGCAAAAGGAACTTCTCCTTCTGGAAGAAGTGATACAATGTTTTCATCAAAATTCCAAGTGAAGACAGCAATAAGAGCATCATTACGATACTCTTTGAGAACTTCTACTTTCTTTGCTTTACTTCTTTGCTTGGAAGCAAGTTCAAGAATCTCATGTTGAAAGCAATTCCTATCCAGTTTCGGAAGAGGAGTTGCTTTCCTTGTTGTTTTACTGACGGTTGCTTTTCTACTCGTCGTCTTCTTCGAAGCTGTCATAATTGTTTTCAAATCTCACTGCTAAAATTTCATCTGGAATAATGTTCCCGTCATTATCAAAAAATTCGGGATGCATATTGATTGGTTGGTTTTCCAGGAATGTTCTATTTGCTATCCAACCTACTATACCACCGACCACAAAAAATAACAATGTCATCATTACGGCCATGGTGAGCATAAATGCTTGTTCCATTTTTTTCTCCCGAGAGTTACCTTCTATTACAAGATGCTCCCGAAAAGGAACATCTAAAAACTAAACGTTTTCCTAGTGTTCCTCCATTCTATCATTATTTAGTCTTCTTTTTACGCCTTCCAGGTCGTTTATCATAACTATACTTTTCGGCATCATCAATTATAGCACGAAGATAGTTTTTTATCTTTCTTGCTTGTGGTTTTGAGATGAACCCATAAGCTTCTCTAAGTTGTTTATGAATCTCATCAGAACCACCGACTAAGTATTCGTCCAAATCACCAATCAAACTATTCAGTTCAGTGATTGTAGAACTCTGAATGAAGTCATCAACTTCTTTTCTTTTTGCTCCACGAACTTTTAGATAATCATAGAACTTTAAAACGAATTGCCCTTCGAAGGCATAGTCGATTGCTTTCTCGACATCAAAGTAAATTTCCCGAACGTCTTGTTCCATTAGATTAGTTTGTTTTCTCGAAGATACGCTACAGTTTCGGTACAACCACCAAGATGAGTTCCATCATCAGGACCCTCAACATTCATTACAACTTGAGGGAAAGTTGATCCTACACCAAATTTATCGTAAAACTCATCTCTTGTAAAGTCCCTGTCTAACTTATAGACAACGTATTTTTTTTCTGATAGTTCAAGAACTCTTTGAACTTTGGTGCAGAAAGGGCAACCATCTTTAGAATAAACTGTAAAATTCATAATAACACAATTACTAATAAAGGTACGGTGATTGAAAGAAATGCTAATAATGTCCCCCCCACTTCTTGAAGTAGGGGGGTAATACTGTGATGATCCATTAAGTTTTTATTTTTATGTATTGTTTTACTAACTTAAACAATACCAGACAAGTCCTACATTTACAAGTACGGAAAGAACTACAGCAATTTTAAGTCTCTTTTTTGCTTCATCAGTTTCTTCACCAGTAATCTGTAGTGCCATCGTATCTCTGACGGCATTGATACGATCATCATCGTATTGCTTAAATGCTCCTCGCTTTTCTACTTTCTTATAATAGTGAAGAGCATTAAGAATGATCGTATAATCTTCGAATGATAAAAGAAATCTATTCATCCATCTTCAGTTTCTTACGTAACTCTCTCTCCATCTTAGCATACTTTCGATTCATCATCCAGTTTGTAATCGGATTCCTTGGATGAAGTTTTACCATCAAGTAGTATCTTGTAATGTTTAATTGAATGACTTGGAGTTGGAGTTGAATGTATTTTGCTACATTTTCATCGGTGACTATAAAGTACGCAACAAATGCAAAAATAATAAGAAGAGTTGAATTAACTGGGTTCATAAGTCTTGAGTCCTCTTAAAACATACTGAGTTAAACATTCCCATTTTATGTCGAAGTTTAACTTTCGTATGTTGAGAGTGAACTTCTACTTTTTCTACTGTGTATTCTCTTCCAAGAATTAATAATGATCTTGGGTCATCATTATTACCCCACCTAATCTGCTCTTTACTACATCCAATATACTCTACTATGTCGCCTTCTTTCATTGGAACATTCCTCTATACTTCATAAAGTTCAATGTCTCCTTCATGTCTCCAATGTGAGTATAACCTAAAGAGACTTGAGGGTATGTTGCTTCTGAACCAAACTCAGATTCAAATGCACGTTGACTAAAGTGCTTATTCAGTTTGTATTCTAAAATCTCAACATCAAGTTGTTTGAGTAGAGAGGTCATTCTCTCACACTCTTGACTGCCGTTTGTGTAGATTACTGCTTGTTTAGTCATGTTCAATAATAATACGTTGCTTGACTTCACCTCTACTATTTACCACAGTTTGTCGGATGACTTTACCACATAAAAGTTGTTCAATCTTTTCTACAAGATTATCAACAATTCCTTCGTTAGCTACCTTACGCCAATCACCATTAATCATGGGTTCATTATGCATCTTTTGATACTGGTGGTTTGCCAGATTATCTAGAAAGTCACTAGTCACGTTGCCTCCAATCGTCTGGTTTGTCTTGCTTAAACCAGTCTACAATCTCGTCTGCACCACTAAACCCCGTTCTGTGATTAGATGGGTCGGGATCTCCTAGTCCCATCTTATTCATAAAATCGTCCATACTGCCCTCCTCAATACCCTTAGACTGGCGTCTTGCTTTGTTCAACCAATCTCTAGCAGTAGTATGAGCCTTGGCAAGTTTCTCTGCCCAGATCATGTCTTCTAGTTTTACTTCTTCATTATTAGCAATCTTTTTGCAAATGAATTCTAACCTTAGTCTGTATTGAGTAGACAGCATTTTAATCCCGCAGTTTTAGTTCTAAATCTTCTAACTTATGATACTCTGCATGTGCTCGTTCCTGACGCTCACACACAATGCTTAAAATATCATTCATGATTACATCATTATCTTCGTAATCATCAAGATACTTATAGATGGCTTCTTTCAGGTATCTGTACCTGTGCCATTCTGGCGAATAAGGTTTGTACATAATAATTTACATCACTTCTGTATTTATTTCCATCGAAGTGACTCAACATACTCAAGAACATTCTTTCGAACATCCATTAACTCATGATAACACTTTTGATTGTGAGCACATTGACGCAATGCTGGATCTGGTTTCAAAACAGACTCAACAAATAAATCTAGTCCCCTATTCCATTTTTCTTGCTTGCTTTCACCATCGTCAATCGTGTACTGATCTTTCATTTTAGTGTAGTGTTAAGAGAACAATTTGGAGTTACTTTTTTAATCTCAGTAATCAATTCTTCTTTGATTTGAGAACTTAGGTATTCATCAGTTCTAATTCTATCAATGATACCCTCACTATCTGAACAAGATAGTTGTACAGATAAAAATAATTCTATCATACTAACCTCCTAATCTCTCATTATTTAACAATTTTCCAATGATCACTGTTTTGTTTGTGAACCCATGTGAAGTATTGTCCATTGATAGATTTCAAAAAATACATTTCATCTGTTTCTTCTTTAACCTCACATCCATGAAAAGAATTCATGTCTGAAAAGAAACGATACTTTGCTTCTTTACTAATAGGAATCAGATTTACAAATTTCCTTCTTGTTTTCATAATGTCTTTAAGTAATCTAAAGCTGTTTCTTCAAACCCGACAAAGGTATTATACAGAGATAGGTTTGGTTGTGTCAAGTACTTATAGAGACCCTCTCAGAGGCACCTAGAAGCGTCTGTAAGGGCATTAGAGAACTCCATTAAGGACTAGACCAGTTACCCTTGTACCCCATTGTAGGAAGCACATAAAGGACGCAATGAAGATGAGTTTCTCTGTAGAGTTCACTTGTCTCTTATAACTGCACATACTATAAGACCCCACAGGGTCACTGCAGGGTCTTAGGGGTCAGTTTTAGAGGTGGTTAGATTCCGAAACGACCACGAAGGGCATTGAAGTTTTGTTGGACTTCTGCTGTTGATAATGATCTACCTTTGTATACTCTAACAGCTGAAATTTTTCCTGACATTGCATAATTTCCAAGACTCCATCCAGGTGTTCCAGATATTGCGAAATCAGAAGTAGATGAAGTTGCTGACCAGTCCCAAGTCTTAGTGTCTTTCAATTCACCATTTTGATAAAATCTAATGTTTCCACTAATTCCAGTCATAACATAATGTGCCCACTGATTTGATAGTGGTGACATTGATATATCTGCCCAACTAGCTGACAACCCGATACGTGATCTAAATGTTCCATTATAAGTCCATATATTTGGAACAATATTGGCATTTTCAAAAACTCCAATGTGCCCTTGATAAGCATTATTACCAGTAAAGTACTCCCACCACTCCATAGCAAATTCTTCGGTTCCAAATAAGAAATCTGTATTAGAAGAAGTTCCTGCATAATCATTCATTCCATCAAAAACTATAGAACCTACATTACCACTATCAAAAGTAGGTCCATTAGTTAGAGTTCCATTATTACCTTTACCACTCAAGTCAGTCCATGTCGTCCGGAGATCTTCTCTCAGTGCTATTGAAATTCCCTTGTTAGCATCGCCGGCATTACCATTAGATGAAGTAAAGGCACCAGGATCTTCTGCTGCTGCTGTTGCTAATAATTTGTATGCAGTCATAATGGTTGCCCCACCTAAACCAGCATCATTTGCTCCACCCTGAGAATCCATATTTAATGCCGTTGTATATCCAGTTGGAGGACTGATACTGGTTGCAATGTCTTCATCATCTTGAATTCCCACAGCAACAATCATAGAGTTATTGGTGACTGGAGTAATTGATGGTGGATCTGGTAATCCACTACCTGACACTTCAGTAGCATTCACATCAAATGGATTTGTAGAATCTACATTTCTAAAAGCAATCATCACATGAACACTTCCACTTGAAATATTTAATCCACTTGCCGTTACTGATGTTCCAGAAGCAAAAACATAAAATGCTGCACTACTCGGATTAGAATTATTGTTAGGTTGAGTTACTAAACCTGGTATAGCAGTCCAGCTTTCACCCGTAGGGGTATTTAAATCACTAACATCTCTAGCACCAAAATAAAGAACCAAATCTCCTGCCTGAAGTCCATTTAACGTAAAACTTGATGAGTCAGAAGATTCTGATGTCCCTCCCACATAAGTTATTCCACTGCCAGGATAAGACTTAGTGTTTCCAGCATCAAGTGCTAATACTAATCCATCGTTTACGATTTTTGGTCCTGCGTTACATGCCATTAGATTCCATACCTCCCTCTATGTGCATTGAAGTTTTGTTGGATTTCTGTTGATGTAAGAACACGATTATAAAAATCACACTTTCCCATCTGACCATCAAAAGGTAAACCAAAAATCAATACACTATCTCCAATTTGCGTATTTGAACCAGTGCCACCATAAGCACCACCAAAAGTACCACTATTGTCAAAAATACCATTCAAATATATTTGACCACCAAAAGTTGAATTGTTTAATGTATAAACAACATTATACCAAGTATTAGTAGTTATAGTACTGGTTGATTGATAAGAACCATTATATAAACTATGA